TTTAATTCAATAATTTTATAATATTTATCGTCCTCGATATTTTTTAGTGCATTTTCCGTCATGCTAACGACATGTTCAATTCTTTGTATCTCTTTTTCGCAGTTCTCTATCATATTTTCGATTTTTTCGACTTCTGAGAGATATTTTTTAGTTGCCTGAACATTTACACCTGTTTCCTTTTTGGAAAGCAGGACGGGGGCATTATGTAAGCCTGAGAGCCTCTCACGTTTGACCTCTATGGCTCCTTTTAAATATTTCAGCTCATATAATAATTTTTCTGTTCGCTGGAATGGGGTCAGGTTTTTCTGAATTTTAAATTCCTTATCCTCCTTCAGAATCTTTGCCACTTCCTCCGCTATCGCTCTTGCTGTTGCCATTAATATTCCCCCTTTGTCCTTTCGTTCATGTTCTTAAGCCATTTTTCATGATGCACCTGTAAAAACTCTTCTTCCGTTGCTCTTGCATATTCTGAAATGGCCAAAATACTACCTAAAATTTTGTTTTCGGTAAATATTTTAAAATCTTTCATTGTAAGTAATATACCTTCCAAATTTTCTGTCAATAATAGATTCTTTTTACTATGTTCAACTGAAAATTCGTCTAAAAATGGGATTACTCTACCTTTTGTTTCTTCATCCTTTGCATTTATATAGCTAAGATAAAAATGCAATACATCCGACAATTCCTCAAGTACTCTTTGCTTATTAATCTTTTTTGTACTATTTTTCCAATAATTCCATTCGTTTTTTAGTTCCTGAGCCAGTTCTCCAATTTCTGTTATCAAAGCAACTTGAATACCTTTAATTGTTCTTTCTCTAACTGTTTCCTTTTCATCAAACTTTTTATCAAGCATTGCCTGCCTTTTAAGCAGTTCTTCAATATTAAATTCTTTCAGTGCTTCCATTCTTTTCCTCCTTCAGTAATTCCAATACCTCTCTACAGGCGTCTATTCTCCCCGTTGCTATGTGATAGGTTGGGTCTCTTAATTCATATTTTTTCCTTAACTCAATGCTATCCGTTATCATTTTCTTAAGTATGTTTATTAATATCGTTCTCATTCTTTTCCTCCTCGCATTCTTTCAAGTACCAGTTCAGGTAAATCTGTGCTTTTTTATAGTCCTCCAGTCCATTTTTCTTCTCCGCCCGGATTAAATATTTCATAATGTTCCCCTTGCAGAAGGCCTTGAAGCCTTCCTTTCCAAGTGTTGCTTTGATTACATCAATGCTTTCTATGTTAAGTCCATCAAGCCTGTAATGTTTGGGACTTTTTACGTTGTTCTCAACGCTACTCAACTCTACTCCGTTTTTATCTGTTCCACTCAACGCGTTTTCCTCCTCCGTTTTTTTAAATTCATATCCCTGCCTCATCAGTCTTCCTGCTTTCAGCGTGACTGAATATTTTGTCCTCTTAAGTGCACTGGCACAGGCCTTTGCACCTTTTATGTAGTAAAAATCCTGCAGGAACTTTATTTCCTTCTCGGTAAATCTTGCTTCCGCTCTGTTCAAAAAGCTTTCATTTCTGAGTTTTGTCAGCCCTGAACTCCCGAACATTTCTATCATTTTGCTTCTTACTGCATTTTCCGTTCTGCCCAGTCTCCTTGCAATTTCTTTTTTTTTGTTACTGGTGTCAAAAACAAGCTTTTTCAGCATTTCCAGTTCTTCTTCTTTCCAGTGCTCCTCTATTCTGATTCCGTAACGGCAGGTGGCCTCCTCTATGGTTCTTTCGCTCCTTTCAAGGATTTCTGCTATTTCCTTGATACTAAGCCTTTCAACGGTTCTGAGATACCTCAGGTCTTCTATCTCCCCCGTTGTCCAGCTTTTGTAGACCTTTCCCACTTCCTATCCTGCTATGATTTCCGCTGTGTACGGCAGGAAGTGTTTATTAAATTTTGTAATTAACGTCCTTGAATATTTCCTCAGCCTCGAATCTATATCGAGATCCTTATCCGAGAACATCTGTACAACTTTGAAGTTAACGATTATATCCTTAAGGGTCATAAGGGCTTCCGCAACTTCGGGGTCGGCACATGGAAGGTCGTCCTTCCATTTTTCGCTGTAATGTTTATTAAAAATACCTCTTAATCCGTCATACAGTGCATGCATCCCCCTGTCACGGTAGATTTTATTATCGAAATTATATTTTTTCTTCATTTCAGGACTATGGAAAAGGAACGACATTCTCGTTATCTGTTCCGTAAGACTTTTCAAGCCTTCATAATTTTCAAGCATCGGATAGTTGGCCATGCTTTTAATTTTGACTTTCTTCATGTCAAGCTCCCTGTTTGGTTCCGGACAGCCCCTCCTGAGCCCCAGCTGTCCGAAAAGCCTGAACCTGTTTAGCAGATATCCTGATGCCTTGTACACTGAGAACAGAAACATATGCACCTCCCCGTTCTCAAGTATTTCTTTTTTAACTTCCTTCTTATCGAGTTTTTTCTTTTTTATTTTTCTCGCCATTGTTTTTCACTCCCGTGTATTTTTCTATTCTCGCCTTCAGACTCTGCAACAGCTCTTCCTGTATGTCGCCTTTGCTCTGCAGTGCCTTCATGACGTCCTCGTCACGAGTATTACTGCACACAAGGTGATGGATTATAACCTTTTCCTTCTGCCCCTGCCTGTGAAGCCTTTTATTCGCCTGCTGGTAGAGTTCAAGGCTCCAGTTAAGTCCAAACCAAATGACGTGGTTCCCTCCGTCCTGTAAGTTAAGCCCGTATGCCGCACTTGCGGGATGTGCAAGCAGGATATCAATTTTTCCACTGTTCCAGTCCCTAATATCCTCGTCGTTTGAAAGAACTCTGATTTTCTTTCCAATTTTAGATAGCGATTCCATTATTCTTGAAAGGTCATGTTTGAATGCATAAAACACAAGCAGATTTTTTCCTTCAAGTGATTCCACCAGTTCCATAAAACTTTCAATCTTACACTTATGGATTTCATGGATTTTAGCATTTTCGTCATACACAGCTCCATTGCTAAGCTGAAGCAGTTTATTAGATAATGCCGCCGCATTTACGGCATCTATTTCTTCCCCATTTTCAAGTTCAAGCACGAGTTCTTTTTCCATTTCCTCGTATGATTCCCTTGCCCTGCTGTCCAGCTCCACTCTGATGGTGTTGTAAGTGATATCAGGAAGCTGGAGATAGTCTTCCGCTTTCATGGAGATGCATATGTCCGATATTTTTTCCTTTATCGACTCATTAGATCCTTGCTTAGCCTTCCATGAAAAAATCTGATGCTGGTTTCTCTGGTCAGGATTAAAATATCTTTCCCTGTATGACGTCACTGTTTTTCCCAGCCTTTCTCCTCCGTCAAGTAGATAAAGCTGTGCCCACAGGTCAATAAGACCATTTGGCGAAGGAGTTCCTGTAAGCTGTACCATCCTTTCTATTTTCGGACTTATTGCCTTCAGGGCTTTAAATCTCTTCGACTGATGGTTCTTAAAACTCGAAGATTCGTCCAGAACAACAGTATCAAATGGCCAGTCGTGTTTATAATAATCCACCAGCCATACAACATTATCCCTGTTGGTTATGTATATATCCGCATCGGTATAGAGTGCCTTAAGTCTCTGAGTTTTTGTCCCCATGACTTTTGAGAATTTCAGATTTTTCAGATGGTCCCATTTTTCCGCCTCCGTATGCCATGATGACTCTGCGACCTTTTTAGGTGCTATAACAAGCACTTTGCCCGATTCAAATCTGTTATAAAGCAGGTCGTCCAAAGCTGTTAGCGTTATTGATGTTTTTCCAAGTCCCATGTCAAGCATAAGTGCAACTTTTTTTATTCCAATTATTTTTTCTATGCAGTATTTTTGGTAATCATGAGGTCTGTAAAGCATCGTAATCCCCCAATATCCTGTCTATCTGTTCATTTGAATCTGCCACATATACTCTACAGCCCAAATTTCTAAGTTTCACAATCTGCCTGTCCTGTAAGGGTCTTGTTATTTTCCCCGGTGCCTTAAGCTCCACAAAAAATATAAATCCTCCCGGTATTATGCATATCCTGTCGGGGACTCCCGCATTTCCCGGACTGGTAAATTTATAACTCCTTCCTCCTATTTTTTTTACGCTTTCTTTTAAGTAATTTTCAATATCTTTTTCTTTCATTTTAATTTTCCTTTCAACTCTTGATTTTAAAGGTCTTGAATGTGTTTTGTCTACAAACTTTTAACTTTGTTTTTCCTTATAAATTGTTTGTATGCCAGTATTTAAAGACATTTCCGTCATTTTTTACATGTCTACAAACTCCTTATACGAA